CCTACAGGTGAGCCAACAACAGACACCCATGAATCAACTTGGTTAAAACTAGAGCTAGCTATATCAGCATTAGTACTAGCTACAGAGCCAGAAGAAAGAACAGTGAGCCTGTCAGCTACCGAAGCTATGAGGTAACCGTTGGCTACCCACACACCATCAGCACTATTCAACATCCAATGGTCAGTACCATCACTAGAGGTAGCAAATGTAGTTCCAGTTACTTTAACTATCTTCGCATTAGCACCTGTATGACCTACTACATAAACATTAGTACCATCACTAGCTATGCCAAGTATGTCATCGCCACAAGGATTAGTAATTGCAGTAGCAGATCCAAACGAATTAGAAGAAGCCTGTATATTAGGACCGTCACACATATAAGCATATGAAGTGCCACCAGATTTAGCTGTAGCCATATACAGATTCGTAGAACCATCAGACCAAGCACGGTCTGTGTCTTTCAATAAAGTAAGTTCGTTCTTAACCCAAGGGTTAACACCAGTAGACTCAAAAAACCTACGAGAACCAGACTCAGGAGTATCAGCTTCACGCTGACCAGCCCCAAGCTCCCAATCATCCCTGCTTCTTTTCCAAACACCAGCCTGATTCAAAGATTGTTCACCCGGACTACCTTGAGTATCAAAGCCTTGTCGTATTGGATCTACAGTAGCTCTCGCTAAACGTGCAATATCAATATTATACTTACGGTTACCTAACCGAACAGGAAGCGAGTCACGAATTGTCTGATGAAGAGACATTATCTAACGTAGTGTCGTTGGAAATACAGAACCGACAGACGTACCCGACTTCACCCCATAAAGGGACATCAAACGACGAGCCTCCTCACTTACCCGACGATCATATTGCCCCTGTAATATCATTGAATACCTTGCGCGATCGCCGGAAGCAACAGCCGCATCAGTCCGACTATCCCCTTGAGCATGAAGATCCAATCGAAGACTTTCTTCACCTAGAATCAGAGATAATCCTGCTCCTAGTGCTGGAATATCTGACATTGAAGACGACATTCCAAGACTGGATAAAGTCGTCGCAAGACTTAGAGTTTCCGTTTTAAATGGATGAGCATAGATAAGGTTAACTGTTACAGCTTTCTCAATACCTTCTTGTCTAACAAGCTTATAAGTACCATCTGTTTGTCTTTGAACTGTAACATTTATATTAAGTAAACGGTCATCATGGTTACGTGCAGTACGAGTAGCCGAAATCAAATGAAAGAATCCTGTACCCGGAGTGTCATGATCTTGGTCATTTAAAGCCGCGACATCCACAGTCTGTGTAGAAGTTGAGGAAAAACTAGCAGTAGCTGTACCAACAGCATAAAGATTATTAGGCATAAATCTGATTGCATCTCTTACAGCTTCTACTATTTGGAACCCAGTGAATCTAGGTTCAACTTCTATAACAGAATCAGCTTGCCAATTAGTAGCAGTACTGCCATCCATGCCCCTGCTTACTGTTATGTATTCACCATTACGTGAATGGACATACATAGTTTCAGGTTCAGTAGTGCTTTTACTGATAGAGATATAAGAGCCTGCACGGATACCGTCAGTCTGATATTTCAATCGTATTGTTGTATCAGTAGTGCCGATTGCTGTATGGATAGCATCTAATTCAGTACGAGTATTGCTATTTAAAAGTCTTTTAGTGCGTGTTATACAGTCAGCGATTGTAGTCATGGGTTAAATACTAGCGTGTTGAGAGGGGTGAGGCTATGCCCCACCCCCAACAACTAGCAATAAATTGCTTGCTAATTAACTACTACGGAGTATCCGTGTAGCCAGTTAGATTAGTGAATCTTGCCATGTGAGCTTGACCCTTAACTTGGAGTCCTTCTTCACAAACAATCTGCACCTTATCGCTATCGCCAGTCTTGGCGAGAGCTTCAACCACGAGTGGTTGCATAACCCGACGGGAAACATTTTCCCTTTGGACTACGAATGCACTCTCAGAGTGGCACCAGCGGTTCCTTACACACTGCGTTTCACCAAACTCGGTGAAGACAGACATGACAGGTACGCGACCACGACGAGGATCATCAATGGTTGTGCGGACACGACCACTGTCTGATACTGCATTTAGGGTAGCAAACGAGGCTGGGTTAGCGATCAGAAGATCGGGGATACCACCTGCGTTGTAGCATTTCTGCATCAAACTTTCTAATGCGGCGATGGTCAACGTGGTTGTTGAGCTATCGGTATTAGTAGTGATGAAGTTCATCAAGCCACCAGTTGAACGGCGCTTGGTGGATGTGTCGTTGACTGGCTTACCATAAAGATATGCCTGCTCACGGGTTATCACGTTCTCAACTGAGCGACCATAAACTTGCTTGGCGAACTCATCAGATACACCATAACGTGTTACCTGCTGTTCTGAACGGGACATGTGGATAGGTGTAGGTCCGAAGATTTGCGTGTAGTTCGAGTGGATCGTACGATCTGCTGAACGTGCAGTTCCCGGATCGGAACCTTCAACGAGTGCAGTACCAACACAGATAACTGTGTCTTCGTGCGCGGCGGTTGTGGCTGGCCATGCCGAGCCATTCGCCCAATCAGCTACGTTAATAACACCAGTGGAGTTATTAATCGCTGTGATTCTTTTAATAGCACCATTGACAGTAGCGTCTTCTTCACCAATGTTTAGAAGATCGTCTACTTGGAACCTGTAAGAGTCGGCGGCTGAAACTGTGATAGTTGTAGCGCCTGCTCCTGCGGCTCCTGTGCCTGCTACTTGACAGCGAGGAAGCAAAAGTTCCTCGTCCATCCATTTGAACTCTTGTTGGTCAACAGGAGAACTTGAAAGAAGTTGCCTTCCATCAGTTCCAATACCATTGATAAACGGAGAGTCTGTTGGAGAAATCATGTAAATGAGTTCATCCATGTTGATCTTAACGCCAACGGCAAGATCATATGAGGTTACATTACCTGCATAACCGACTACGGCCATGTTAATTCACGCTCCTTATTTGTTAGTGGATTGTCTATTCTTTCTTTCCCGTAACATTCCTTCGTACTTTGAGCGATTATCAGCAAATTCTTTGACAGGTATGTGGTCACCATCTGACTTAATATATGGAACAAACGAACCATCGGCTCTATGTTCTCCGGCTTTTCCTCTTTCCCAATTATTATTTGGTCTACGAGGAGGAACCTTATTCCGTGTCCTGTTCGGAGTAGCATCAGCCGTTAAAGCTGGTGACTGAAGAATCCGCTTCGCGGAACTCAGACCACATTCAGCACAAACCTTTATAGGTTCATCCTTCATGCCTTGTACTAACTCCCAAAGGAAGTAGCACTCCTTACATTCATAAACATATGTAGGCATTAGATGTCAGATATAACTCGTTCGTCGCCTTTACCAGCCGCTTCAAGAACAGTGTGTACAAAACGTGCCGCCGAATCTTCCTTCGACCTGCCTGCATCATACGCAGTTTTAAATTCCTGAAACCCTTGCTCATAAGGACTTTGAGTACTTGCTTCTACTGAAACACTATCTTCAGCAAGTGCCTGTCTCTGTTGTGATACTTGCGTATCAGTCTCATTAACAGTTTCCTGCGCCTGTTCCGGTTCTACAACGGGAGAAGGGGTAGGAGCTAGCTCTTGCCATTCAGCTTGTATAGCTTCTGTATCCAGTTCGCCATCATAAGCCTTAAACAAAAGTTGCCCTGCTTTAGAATCAGTATCAACTCCAGCTTTCATAAAAGCCATCTCTCGTTTTAGCTGATCGCGTTCTTGAATTGCTTCGCGTCCTCGATCTGCCGCATCTCGAAGTTCTTTTATTCCACCAGTATCTTGTGTTGCCATATCTGTCACTCCTTTACTGTCGCACATAGTCGGAGGAACTATGCGGTGTGTGACTAATTCGTATCCCCAGTCGTCACTAGCTGGTTCAACCTCCACTAACTACTCATTAGGGGCGTGGGTATATCCTAATGGATGAAGCTCACGTTCGGCCTTAGAAGCTCACGAACGGCCTACAAGTATTATACCTAAATATCAGTCAACTTCAAGGAATATGCACTCTCCGGGGCATTCTTCTGCCGCTTCAATCGCCGTTTCCACGAGTTCTTCTGGGACTGTTGCAGTTCCATCAGCCATTTGTAGGACAGGATCGCTTTTATCTGTACGAGGTTTATCTGATCCATACAAAGAACTCCAATCTGCTTCCTTAACATAAGCTAGACCATCATCGTGCATGTCGAAAAGGCTAGGGCATATCTCTACACAGAGTCCGTCACCTGTGCATAAGTCTTGGTCAATCCAAACTTTCATTAACCCGGATGGTTAGAAAGGAACTTCTCGTATGCTTCCTCAGAATCTAAAACTATTGTAGTATAAGAATAACTTTTACCATCATCACCCTTACCGAGAGTAACAGTAATAGTTCCTACTAATGTACCTATAGCTACCAACAAACCTGTTATAGCTGTGATGAGCTTAACAGTTCTATTCATTTTCTTCGTAGAAGTCTTCACCCCATTGTTTACTTTGGATGGCTTCTTCAGCTAGATATATACGATCCCATATCGTACTAAATTCTGAAGGAACCCACGCAAGAGAAGCAATCACTTCTTTCATCTCATCTACATCTTCTTTGATTGTTTCTACATCAGCCGCCATAGCGCTTGTAATATGAGCAGGAGTGAAACGGCTAAGGTCATCGACCCTAGCGCTCCGCAAATCATCAAGGCCGTCAGAATTTTCCACGACCCCTTGAGATATCTCATCAAGTTTTGCCAGAACTGTACTGTCTGTTCCAGTGTTTCCTTCAATTACCTGCACCTGTTTTTCCAAATCATCTATCCTACCAGCGATACTAGCCGCATTCCATACGACTACTCCACTGGTGATAGCTACGGACATGATAAGTCCGAGGGTTATCCTAGATACTTTGACTTGCTTCAGGTCGGTAACGTCAGTCATTATTTACGACGACCACCCTTACGTTTAGGCCCTCTAGCAGATCGTTGTGCGCTTATAGTTTGACCAATCCCAGCACGTTCATATCTCAAAGCTCTTTTCATATCGTCGAAATATTTTCGTTGCATATAAGGAAGAGCATGAGGACTTATGTTCTGACCGTAAGTTTTTTCAAGTTGCTTGAGTGAAGGCTTTGGACCTTTAATCATTAGCTTGCCGCTGAAGCTGATCCGTCACCAAACTGCTTGGCAACAACACTCTTAACAAGGCTGAGAACAGCAGTAGCACCTGCAAGTCCAGCCGCTTTCATGCTTCCCATATCACCAATGGTGAACACAGCAAGGAATGACTGCGCGAATGTGGCAATCACTCTTTCAAGTACGTCTTTGTTAAACATTATTTACGTTTACCTTTCTTTACCTTCTTATAAGGTACTTTCTTTGCCTTCCCTTTGGAAGAGCTAGTTTGATATTTAGGCATTTGCACTCCCTATACCTGTAGTTGTTCCAGCTATAATAGCTCCACTTTGACTGGTGCCACCACCAGCAAATCTAGATATTCTCCGTTGCTTTCTACGTTCAATAATATCTTGCAAAGTTAAAGCACTTCCACCAATACCAAACTCAGCTTCAACACCTTCAGTCTCATATCTTAAATCTCTATCTTCACCGATATTCTCAGCAAATAATAATTCTTTATCTTTTAAACTAGCAAAAGAATTCCATGTTTGTGCTTGAGATAAACCAAGATCGGCTACCGCATTGGCCATATCTCTATCCCATCCTGCGTCTAAACCAGCGACCATTTTACCCCAAGCTCCCACTTCAGCAGTATCTATTTTATCCTGAAGGCTAGACCAATCTTGATTAGGATCAAGAAATAGACTCATAGTAATTTCTTTAGCGCCTTCTTCTCCCCACCAATCATTAAACGTATCTCTAACTTCTGCTGGCACACTATATAAAACACGCTCTGCTTCTGATAATCGTTCTGTTACTTCTGTAGTACTTACATTAGCTATAAGTAATGCAGTTATTACGTTAGCACTTGGATAACCAGCACCGAATTTTTTAAACTCTTGCCTTATAGCTCTTTCATATTGTATGTATTCACCCGGAGTTGGTGCGCCTTCCATCTGTCCAATAGCAGGGAATCTAAGTTTAAATGCTGGCTGTTCGTACATTTCTAATAATGCACGATCAGCAGTAAACGTTGGATCATTTTTAAATTCTTCTAATGCCCATGTCCACAGTTCATCAATCATGTCAGCGCTCATTCCTGAAGCGCGCAATGCGGCAAGGAAAGCGCTTTTCTGATTATTTAAAACTGAAAGTTTCTCACTTACTGATGTCTCTTCATCCAAGGGATCAGGCATCTCACTTTGGTCTGGAGTTTCACCTTTAGCATTCATCTTTTCTATTTGCTTGTCAGTCATTAAGTTAATACCACTATAAGTAATGTCAGGATTTTCAACTATCTCTGTTGCTTTAGTTTGTATTTCTTCTGTGGTTTGCCCTAAACGCTCTTCTAAATTGTCGAATGTTACATCTTCTACGAGGGTTGGGTCATATCCGCTTTGTAAAGCAATACGTTGGGCTACAATATCCCAGTCAATAGGCTCTGCCATTAGTAATCACTCCTAAATAATGATGCCGTCTTCGTAATAAAATCATTAAAGAAATTCTGTGCAACAGGAGAATGCTGAAACCTCTCCATATTAGTACGAGAATGATCCCTCATCTCAGCCGCAGTTCTAAACCTTCTATTACCATTATCATCAACAAACACATAATTATCTAACAACCAAGGATCATCAGGTTGAATACTCATATCGTTCCAAGCATTCGGACCAACTGCGGCCATATACTGTGGCCCTAATAAAGATTCCATAGTGACACCTTCAGCTATATAATTATCTCTTTCTTCAGGAGTGAAAGGAAAATCAACACGGTAAAAAGCCAACTCGTTTATTCTTTGGTTAACCATATCTTCTGTTAAACCCGTTTCAGATTTAACCTCCATAGCCCACTGCCGTAACTTGCTATCAGGGATATCCATAAACTGTTGTTTAGCTAAAGTCTTCCATTTATTTATAAGAGTAGTTACAGAACCCGGACCAAAATCGTGCATTTTTTCCGGTTGTTTAAATGTTCCATCTTCATTAAGCGTGTCCGCGAATACCATCTTCTCAACTATTTGACGAGCTTTATCCTCAAATGTTTCTGGTGAAAGCATCTCAATGTTCTTACCAAGCCTGTAAGTAGCACCACCTTGCGTCATTATCGCATACGCATACTTGTTAAGCATCTCAGGTGTTATAGTCCCATCAACCAGCAACCAGCTTAAACCCATCTCGCTGATCGTAGCTTCTGCTATGTCACGATACTGTTGCATAGCTGTGTTATAAGGATTACCTTCCGGTAACCCAGCAATACCACCTGATAAACCACCCCAAGCATGACCGCGCCCACCTGATTCGTACCAGAATTCTAAATGATGTTTAACCGAATCTTGTACATCTCTGTACCACGACTGGTTATACAAACCATCTTCAGCATCCCATAAGAATTTCTGTATAAACGCATTTTCATTTGGGATATCCCCTTGTACAACTTCTGCTTCGTAACGATCAACCCATTCTTGGAAGAAAGCTTCTACTCTAGGATCGTCATCACCCCAATAATCCATCCACGCAAAATCACCGAACTGTTCCGCTCCGGGTATCATGCTTGTACCTACAGGCGGTATAGGGATTGGTCCATCTAGGCTTGGTCCGTCTGGAGCAAAAGGGAAACCGATCTCTGTTTCAACAGGACTGTCAGGTGATTCAGTAGTGTCTTCTTCAAAAACAGGATCTTCTATTGGTTGTTCAACAAATCCTAAAACTTCTTCTTCAGTAGGGACTACTCCTGTCCGATCGTATTCTTCTAAAAGGCTTGGCAGAACAGAAGATACTGCCATAGGATCTATTGGCGCAGTATGCAGAAGATGAGACATTGAGAACAAATCACTTAATCTTTGATAATCAAATTCTCCACCAGTTCCTATAACTTGTTCAAAGTAAGGAAGAAACTCTTCGTAACTATATATTTCGCTTTTATCTATCGCATCAGCTAGAAGTTGATACAAACTGTCAGGCACCTCTCCTAAAGGAAACCCGTAAGATTCTCCACCTTTATCAATTAAAAGTTTATTTAAACTTTCAACAAGCGCTTTAACAGTTTCCCAGTTCGTCATGGTTTCCTGCTTTCAGGATAATATATTTGCGACATAGCTAACTTTTTCAAATGATCTACAGTAGCCGGTTCACCCTTCGGAGGTAAAGCAAATTTAGCTTTAGGTTTTCTCCATATATGAGGAAGATCAGCATCTACATGCACACCCATTTTGCGTCCCATGTCTATAGCTTTATCTACATCAGCGTCAGTTTCGTACCCGACAATAACAGCGTCACCGTTTTTAATATCTTGAATAACGTCCATAGGCATAATGTCTTCAGGGTTGTGACCACCCCGACGCAACGAACCTTGTATACCATCTAACGCATCTGCATCATTAGGAGTAGTAATAATGTTCGCGCCTGATAAAGCGGCGTTCATACCAAAAATTTGGTTACCGATACCCGGATTAAGTTTCAGATACTTAGCGCCTTCCATTGCTTGGCTAACTACTGCATCACTAACTTTTGCTAAAACATTAATCATAGCGTCAGCACCATCACCATACAAACCTAGATACTCTTCTATGGCATTTTTAGTCAACCCTGAATAACCTGCCAACCCTGCTGTTGCCAGACTAGCTAACTCAATGCCTATTCTGTGCGCCTCGCCATATGGAGCAGTTTTCATTATCGCTCGATTATCCATTATTCGTTGAGCAGATTCAGTAGCGCGTGTATTCCCACTTGGCTCTGACTGTTTAAAAATACGTGGTCTTATATTCCCATCACCATCTCTTAAATGAAAATCACGAATTGGATGTTTAATTCTTGGTTTCGTGTATTCCCCACCCGAATCGGTAACATCTTTCACTTTACCAAGTCGCGTATTTTTTTCTTTATATATTCTCGGACCGCCTGTTTCTTCTCTTCTAAGACGGGCATCTGCAAAACTCGCATACTCTGGGTTATAATATTGATCCGCACCATGGCCTAACATCGGATGAGTTTCTTTCCAGTCCATAGGCAACGCATCCATTATTTGTCTAGGGTATTCTCCTCTCCACATCCAATCTGGCCACCCACCTGCTGGAGGATTAATCTGTAAAGTATCTATCATGTATCGTTGTGCATCTATTTCAGCCATTGCTTTTGCATAACCCGCTTGCGCTTTGCTGAAAGCAGAGCTTGACCAAGCATTGTTTTCAGTCCAAAAATCATAACTATGTTGGAACCTTAAATGAGCTAACTCGTGTTCAAATGTTGTTAACAGTTCAACTTCACCCGGAGATAACGGAGTATCCATAGTTATTTTTTTAGGAGAAGGAACACCCGGATCCCATTTTAATTGTCTTGCCCGTTCTTTTCTTAGCTTTAAAAAAGTTTCAGGATCAGAAGATCTAAGTGTAGTCCAACCTTCATCTCTAGCTTGTTTATGCACAAGCAAATGAAAATCACTAGCATTATAACCCAAACTATCTAACTGTTCCTGAGAGCCACCTTTAAAACCGCGTAATGATGCCTCTTTTACACCACCACTCTCTACATCAAACAGGATCTTATCTTCAGGAAGGCTATCTAACTTTTTTATTGTTCGTTCAGCAAGAGCTTCGTTTTCATCAAAATCAATTCTCATCCACGGCATTGTTGAGTCATCTTTACCCCAGCCCCACCCTTGTGCTTGACCCATCACTCGTCTACCAGTGGGTTCACCTTTCGCAGAGATCGGCCCAGTTCCTATCAAATACTCTCTTCCACCCGGAGTAACAGCTTGTATAGTAGGAGCTTCCCTCATTTGAATTCTAGTTTCTTCAAGTTTAGGTTGACTTGTTTTATTCAACTCTTCCATACGTTTGTTGTAAGCTATCATTGCATCTTCATATGCTTCAGGAGTCTGATAATCTCTTGGCTCTGGTCTTGGTCTGTACTCAACTATTGTCGGGTCGTAATCGTACATTGCATCTTCATACTCTTCAGGAGTGTCATAATCTCTAGGATCAGGTTCACCTGCTTCTCTAGCTTTTATTCTTCTTTCAATCTCTTCTAACTCAGCCTCGTCAAAATTATTTTTTAAACGTGATGCTCTTTCTTCAGGGCTTAATAAATGATCCCAATCAGCAGGGTATTCTCCAAATTCTGACACCCTATCGAATGGTCCCTCCATTTCAAGAACGTTGTCTTTTATTGTTTGAACGCGACCTTCTGGCCCAATGTCAATCGGGTTGTCTAAAGCATTACCTTGGTTCTGCGCCCAAAGTATTATTTCTTTATCTTCTGGTGGTCTGCCATGTTTAGCTGTGAACTCGTCAACAAATTTAATACCTTCAGCTTGATCTATTTGACTAACAACACCAGAAGGATGTACTTGTACATTTGTACGATTAGATAAAGAAAACACATCAGCCATCACATCATCAGTTACACCAAGTAAAACATCGTCACCGCCACCAGTTTTCTTAACAAAATTACCGAGGCTATCAATCCATTTCTTTAAAGCCGTTCTGCTTGTTGGCCCTAACAAAGCACCAAGACCAAGCTCTATTCCCCATTCCAAACCTGAACCGGGCAATATTGCGTCAAGTCCACGGCGTTTAAATTGTCCGCCTTCAGGCATAGGAACTTTTGACGTATCCGCCGCCATATTTGGATTCATTAAACTAACAGTTGCACCTTCTAAAGGATTATCTATTGGTCTTAACTTCACTCCGGGTCGTCTTGGGTCACCACCAGCCGCTAAAATTTCTTCACTGTTATCGCCACCCCATGTTCCCTGCCTATTAAGCATGACGTTTTCTGGTTTATAATCCCACACCCCACTATAAAACTGGTCATTTAAATCCCATGCGTACATCATTTCTTGTTCACTCGCGCCATTTGCTTCAAGGCGTTCAAGAAGCATCTGATATGTCATACCTGTTGTTTGAACTGCGAGTTCGTTAGCTTTAAGTATAAACTCATTAGATTCAGTAGGATGATTAAAGTTGTGTTTATCAAGTCCAGATAAAGTTGTTCCTTCGTCAAACCCTTCAGCCCATTGACCCGGATCAGTAGTAACAGTATTACCTAATGATCTTTGAAAATGCATCGGTTCGCCCTGCTCAACAACAGTAGTATGTATAAACTTTAATAAATTTAAATCAGCTTCAAGCAACTCGGCATCGTGTACGCCTCTGTATTTATGTGTGATCGTTCCCATTATCTGTTCCTCATTGGACTAAAGCTAGTAAAACCACGACGATCTTGCATAGCATCCGTTAACGCTCTCAAAGCAGGCCCCCTACCAACTAGATCATTAGCCATAGCTAACCTGTCTGTTAAATCTTTCTGCAACTCTGATTGCTCAGGTTCAGGAGCTAACACACTTTGAGAATAAATATCTTCTGCCATTTGTTCATAATCAAAAGCTGTGTACCCAAAGTCTTGGCTTATTCTCGCACCTGCTGTGTGACCGAAAGTTGTTAACGCTTGGGTAATATCCATCTGTTGCCCTTCAGGTGTTTCTAAAAGATCAAGCATGTAGCTTGACACAATGTCTTTAGCTACAGCATTAGTATCTCTTGGTTGTATAGCAGTTCCAGTATCATCAAAGTTAGTTGAATACATAGGTTGACCGAAGTCTTCAATGTATGTACCAGTATCATCAAGCTGACGCTGTAATGTCATAAGCTCTTCGTCGCTTAAAGCACCTGATCGTTTTGCGTAACGGAAATAATCTATATCAGAATCATTAGCACCCAAATAAATGTTATTAGCCCAGTTGTCATCCTGATAAAAAGCACGAAGAATTATGTCAGCAAGCTGTAACTTTTGAGGATCGCCACCTCCACCGAAAGCACCTTCAAGCATCTCTTCATCTGCGCTACCTATCATTTCTTTAAGCTGGTTTCTGACACTAGCTTTACCCGAATCAGTAAATGTCGATCCGTTTAATGTAGCTAACTGCTCTAAAGTACCAACAACATTCTCTATCAAACCTGCTTGTTGTCCCGCGACGCTTGCTTTACGAGCAGGAAGAGCATCTAACTTTCGTGCCATAGCTCTATCCATAACACTCGTTACATACGCTGAACCATCAGGAGAAAGTTCCGCATTCGGATCGTTAGCTATTCTTAAACCTTCATTAATCTGATCTGTTTGCAACATTTGTAAAGCGTCAATAGTTGTGTCAGCTTTGTTTTCTATATTAATTATGTCTAGTTTGCCCCACTCATCTGGAACATCCATATACCCGTAAGCATAAAGTTCTTGTTGGATTCGTTCAATGATAGGAGAATACCCTGCTCCGTTTCTTGTTTTCTCATACAAGTCTTGCATGTAAAACCATGCGTCTTGTGGGCCTATTAAACCTCCTGAAAAAAGATCTTTAAGACTTTGCACATCACCGTATGGTGTACCATCAAAAGAAGTTATCCACGCCATCTGTGGTTGTAATGCATCTGCATCTGTTATTTGCTCACCAACAACTGAAAGGTTGGGTCCGAATAATACTGCTCTGTTATCAGCCGCTAGTTTATTAATCTCTTGTCTAAGAACAGGAGCGAACCTTTGGCTTATAAGCCATTGTAAAGCATTGTTTCCTAATACTGCATTAAGGTTAGCTATGTTAGCTTCGTCAGTTCCGACATCACTAAAGACTCTAATAATGTTTGCCGCTAATTCAGGATCAATACCTAAAGGATCTTTCGCATCAGCTTCCCAATTATAATCTGGGTCGGCGTAACTTCTCTTTGACATTTCTTCTATGCCTGTTTGAAGTTGCTGTCTTAAACTTTCAACAAGTGCTTGATTGTGCATCCAGTTATCTTTAAAGAAATCAAAAACTCTGTTCTGCGCTTCAACGGAACGAAGATCCATAAGCTGTGATACAGGTTGCCCTCTTGCATCCATCATCTGAGTGCCACCTAAAGTGATACTCTCTCCTAAAGGTTGCCCTTCACGCGAAATACTAGCTACACCATTTTTTATAAGCCAATTAATATATTTTTGAAAAGCGCTTTCTTTACTAGAGTTTTCAAAAACAATCTCTTTTAATACAGAATTTCCACCAAGTGTGGTTAAATCTGTAGGAGTGTCTTGTAAATCTAATTCAGGATAAGTTTCTCTTGCTATTTCATCTGAAGAACGTGACGCATCTTCACGAGCATCTTGCTCTGATGGAAAATTATATCCAAGACCGCCCATTAAATCTTGTGTCCAATCAGGTATTACGTCTTCAACAATGCGATCAGCCCAACTAGCCATTAAAACATTGCTCCCACATCAACTGAAACATTTCCTGCCTCATACTTAGCCAACCAACTCTCTCCGATTAAAGGTACGAATACGCTATAGAATAGCTCATTTAACCAAGGTTTGTTACGGGTAAACGATTCTAATACTTTCAAGTACTGAATTTTAATAGCATCCCTTTTACCTTGAGCATCAGGAGTGCTTAATCCCTGCAAAGAAGCGATCTTATCTGCATACCCAACAATGGTAGCTATAGCATTTAACACATCTTCTTTATGTAAACCTTCAGGTACAAGATGTGGAGATTCTAAAAGAACCCTAAACTCTCTTAAAGTTTCTTCTCTTCGTTCTCTTGCTGTTCCAGTAGATATTACATGATTAAACACTGGATGCTGTTCTTTAAAACTCGCCATGAAAGCATCCCAGTTCTTATCTAACTCCTCTGTTGAAACACCAGCATTAATGTACTGATTCTTTTGTTTCAAATACGTTGTTCTTCTTTTACTGTAACTAGAATATGAAACATTAAAGTAAAGCTGTTCTAAGAACTCTTCAGGGCTTTGCAAAGTACGAAGCCCCATATTAATCTGTCTCTGTTTTGCTTCTGCTACATACTCATCATCATCTACATCAAATTTTCTTGGCATAAAATATGCACTCGACATCTTAAATGTTTGAGCAAACTCACCGTTATCAACTAACCAAACATTCGCATCTTGTGTAGTTTCCAAAACAGCAAACGGAATCTTCTCATAAGCTCCCTCTCGGAAAGGAGAGTACTCCATAGCATTAAACTCTTCACCTGTTCTCGCTTCAATATTATTAACCCACGTAGGATACGCTTCCTCGTAAGGCATACCAAGCTCAAGCAACTCGTGGAACTCTGTGTTCCATTCCCAGTTTTCATCTAAAGTAAGATCAGCTAAATACCCTGTGCCTGTACCAAAGAACCATGTCATAGCCTGAAGCAACTGGTACTGTTTCGCCATAGCATCAACTTTTTCTAAGAATGCTTCTTGAAACAACTCTGGGTTAGAAGCCGAAGCTATCTCAGCTTCAGTAGGAATCTGATCGTTAAGAGCTAAAAACTTTAATACATCTATCTTAGCTTTGTTACGTGCTTCCCCTTGAGGTCCATCAATACCAGCCAACCCAAGTGTTCTAGTTAAAAGAGCAGGAGCAACAGAAGACCAAGTAACTCTCCACAAATCCTCAACTCTATTAGCATCAGTAGCGCTACCACCAAAACGTCCACCCACAAGATGATGCTCAAATATTTTTTTCAATTCAGGATCACGACCTGAAAGATAATTAATCGGTGCGGCAAGTAAAGGACCAAAGCCCATACGTCCCATTGTCTCAGTGTCATAACCCGGAATGATTCTAATGTTTGTAGCTAATCCCATCGTTGGACGAACAACAGAACCCAACTCGCCACCGAACACACTCTTAACAATCGGAGTTTTATCAGCTATAGAAAGCATTGCGTGTGTAGCGATTTCACTACCCGGAATTATAAGTTTCTTTTCTCCGAACTGATCTTCTTGAATAAGACCACTGTATACACCAGCGTTCATAGTTAAATGTAAGTTGCGTAACATGAGTGGATTATGGTTTATGCTTCGTGCAACACGACGAAGGAAGTTGTCTTCAGCGAACCAGAACGGAATCATTGTTCCTACCATCTGCTGGAACTGTGAGCGTATACGATGATCGTCAATATAAGCGCCAGTTAAAGTCATTGCTCGTCTTGTAGCTACATCTCTGTGTGTTTCAAATACACGTTTTTTGTGTGTCATAAAAGTAAAGAACTGATCTTGTACACTTTCGACAGTTCTACTAGCAGTCATGCCTTCTAATTTAATTCTAGCCGTCTGCTTAACCATGATAGTTTCGCCATCAGCATTTTTCTCAATGATACCTTTTACTTTTTTAGGAACTAACTCTGTGTGTTCTTTCTCCATTAATCTAAGAACTCGTATCCAAGCACCTTCAGCCTTTGAACTTTCTATAGCCTCTATAAGAGCTACACGATCTCTGTTTTCTAGCGCTTCTGCGATAGCTGAAGCTGGGCTGTCAGGATCAGCTTGAGCGAACTGCCAGTCACCTTTTACGAAATCATCAAGGTCATTGTTTACAAGTTGATCAAAATCATCAAATGTTCCACCTAATTCTTGATGAAGGAAAACATCATGTGGTGCTTTTTGAGTTGTGTATCGTCCAATTTGTTGAAGAAGTTCAGGTTCATCAGCTTTACTTGCATCAATATAAACCTGTCCCTTTTCGTAAATCCGTTTACCTTCAGGGTATTTCATATACCCACCTTGAGGGTGAGTTGCGTCTTGTATCCATGTACCCGGAACAAGACTTTCATCCATGACATCTATAAGCGGTCTATCAAAGTTTCGTACAACACCGTTAGTCTGATCGAAACCTAACATTAAGTAATGATGGAACAATGGTTCACGAACCATCGCACCAATCAGAGGATTAACAACACCATCAAACCAGTTACGAAGAACACTGTTCCACGCTTTCTCTATAGAACCTCCAGCTTCATCTGTTACAGGAACCCAACCTAAAATATCTTTAGGGGCTTTCTCCCACCATCTACCATCATTAGCTGAACGTAATATGTTTTCAGAACTTATATCTTCTCTTCGTAAAACTTCACGTATCCACGGATGGAAGAACTCTTCTTTACCTGCGCCTTTACGTGGAGCGCTCGATAAAAGATCTATCAATTCCATTTTCACTAACATGGCGTGTTGTTCAGCGGCGGCTCGTATACCGTTTATTGGTACTCTTTGTTCTTCTACCAACTCAGCGTTAGCGAACCAGTCTTTAGCATCAGGATGAACTTCTGTTCCTTCTTCAAGAAGAATGAACCTACCGGATTTATCTTTGTAGATTCTTACAGTACCAACATTAGCATGACCATCAATAATGGTTATAGGATTTAACTTGCCTGCTGGAGTGAGAAGATGCGCTCCTCCTACTCCGATCATTACTTCGTTAGCTAAACCATTAGTACCAAATTCTTTAGCACCTATAACACCTCTGCCTTCTGCGCCAACAATCCTTCCAGTTGCATCTCTAACCTCTTTACCTTCAAAACCGTAGAAGTCATTCCAATAACCACCAGATAAATCTTGAGCCAGCGTGTCGTATCGTGTAGAACTTACAGCACTGTTACGCATAACTTGAGTAGAAAACTCTGGACGACTATCAACTGATAATCCTCTCTTATTAAAAAGAGATTCAGAGTTGACATGCAACTGCCCTATCATGCCATCAGCAGGAAGATTGATATTTAAAAACTCGTCACCTACACGCGCTTCAAGAAGATCCATTATAGTTTCCGTTATAGCAGTAGCTACCCTGTCATCAGCACTACCAACTATCACAGGGAAATGTCTTCCTACCTCTGTCCATTCTTCTATCAAAGCAACTTGAGATGCCATTGAAAGCCCTACAGAAGATCCTGCTCCTCGCATAGTTCCCGGCTGTAACATACGCGCGGCTTTAGTTGCTTCAGCAGGATCTATACCTAGATCAGCTAAACGCACTGTGAGGTTATCTATAAAATCGTTAAGGAATTCTGAACCAGCAACACTAGCGCTATCAATAACTTGTGCATAAGCAGGAGCAAGTTCAACAGGAATCATAGGCATATACAAGCGTGTCATTCCCGGAGGAAGAGGCATGTCAATATTACCTGTAGCTGATTGGCCTGCCGCTCCACGGTATGAAGACATGATGAATTGGTTACCTTCTGGTGTTCCAACTAGGTAATTGATGTACGCTTTGTTTGCTCGTTCGATTATTTCATCAAAGTCATCTGACAGCTTGCTTACATCTTGACCGCCAAGCAGGAACGATACCATGTTCCAATCTGCTCCGACTTCAACACCATCTATAGTCGGATTCAACAATGCTTCCCATATCCATTGTTGCTCACCGGGAGTTGAAGCAATGAAAGCATCAACAGCTTCTATCCATTCAATGTCACCTTGTTGTCCTATTAGATCCAAAGCGTTGTTTAATATGCTTGTGTCTTGTCTTTGTATCGCAGTTAAAACGATAGCTTCAGGGTTAGCTCCAACTAAACCTTCTAAAGTAGGATCTGCTTTAAG